TCTAATATCCATTAAAGCTAAATTCTTACCCTCACCCACACTCTCCTCAAAACCAAGAATAGGTTTGGGTACCCTAAGCGCTGTAACCATTTTTCTTTGGATATATTGAATATCAGCAATTTGGTCTAAGTTAGAAGCCCCATCCAAAGTTTCAATAGGACTTGAAGTATTCATATCCCTTACAGGTATAAAGTAATCTTGGTCAACCGCTAATGTGTTGTACCTAAGGTCTACTTGACCCGTATCATTATCCGCTGTTTGAGTTCTTTTAAATTTATTAGCCACTTTTTGTACATATGACTCAACGTCTTTATCGTCAATATTACCAACATATACTTTGAACACTCTTCTTTCTGGTGCCCTAACGACACGGTAAACTAACATAGCGTCTTCAGCTAACAATAGTTGTTTCCATATTCTTCTCACCTTCTCAAGTACTGATGTACCGTAAGGTAATTTTCTATCATCACCTAATAATCTAAAATGAGCTATTTCCCAAGCATTGAAATCCATACTTTTATCTTTCCACTTGAACTTAACCTCTTTTTTCTTAACTTCCTCATCACCACTTAATTGTTGGTGCGGTGTCATACCACCATCTTCATCACGTTCCATCTCAATATTAGTTAATTGGGACGCCCCAAGAACACCCTTTTGTCTATCAATCTTTAAGTAAACGAAATTATCACCATATTTACATGTATTTCTAGTCCACATCTGTAGATTAGTATTAACATCCAATATATTCTCAAATAAATCTTCTAATACGTTTTTAATTCTTTTAGATTCAGAACGAACTGTAATAACCCTACCTTGTTCATTTAAAGTACAAGATTCCTCAGACATTATATCTAATGCCGCTGAAATCTCAGGTGTGAACTCCATTGCTTCATAATCCATGTAAGAAGCAATTCTACTAGTTTCATAATATACTGCTTTTTGGTACAACTCACTATCCACTCTAGCCCATTGAGCTTGCATGTGGTGTTGTTGTTGACCTTCTAATTTTTCTTTTTCGTATTCTTCTCTAGACTTGGTAGTGATTAAGTCTTCCTTATCAAAAGTATATTTAGGTGTTCTTGGTCCGTTCCCAGTACCAAACATTGTAAATAGTTTTTGATATATTGTTAAATTGTCTTTTTTTGCCATTAAATTCGGGTTTTATTTAATATAAATATCCAGCCATAATAGTAATGACCATATTCTAAATGTGAACGATTAACTTCTCTTATCACCTTTCCTAAAACCATACATACCACCGAATACCCAATTATGTGGTGAATCAGCTTTTTGTGTATGATTTACATTATTATGGGCCATGTGGAAATCGGTGTTTTGGGATAACGTATCAACATCTGTAGAATCAGTACTAGTTATAACCCAACTCTCAACCATAGCCTTAGCTTGTCCTCTAGATTTTTCCAAATCTTTAAAAGAACTCATAGCCACAAATAAAGCCATACCAATTGACATGAGTAAATCATCGTGATAACCTTTCATGTGGTCAGGTCTACCGTTTACGTACACAAATGTGTCCATCTCCATTATTGCTCTACCTGAACGTACTTTGAATGTATCCATACGAATACCTTTCTCTAATTCTGATATAATAATGTTCCTATTCTTTTGGAAATTAAGCCCTGGTAACTTACCATTGTCCATATGTTTCTGTAATGCTCTATTGTTTTCAATAGCATCAATACCAACTGTTAAATCGTAGTATAATTGTTTCTTAGGGTAACCCAAATCAATAAGTTTAAGTACTGTCGCTGCACCCCAACCACCTGTAATATCGACAACAATGTGTGCATCGTATGATTTACCATAATGGGCACACATCTCACCTAATATATCTGGTGCCACTTTACCTTGGTATTCAGCTACTTGATGACCCGTTGTGTAGTCTAATATACAGATACCAGCAGCGTCAGCCGCTGAACCACTTGAAGGGTCAGCCGCTAAAATGTATTGGTGGTCTTTAATAGGGTCTTCCCATATCCACATATTACCGTCAATCCATTCTTTCCTAATTGGTTCCTTAACATTTTCTTTTTCTTGACGTTTTACATATTTGTCATCGATTACGTTATCACCAGAACCTAGGAATGAACAAAGTAATTCTTGTGCAATTGAACGTGGGTTATGGTTAAGGTCAGAACACATACTCTCAAACCAACCTGAGGTTGGTGCAAAACCCTTTTCAATCATATCGTCCCAAGTAGATTCAGGTACAGTACACTCTTTACCACCCTTCTTAATTGTATAATGATTTATATCACCACTACATGGGTCAAATACAGACTCAACAACTTCACCAGACTTATCATCTAGTAAATTCCAAGTCATACCATGTGGGAATAAATCATTCTTATTTCTACCGTTATAACGAGGGTCTTCATACCATTTCATATCAACGGTATTATAGTTGTTCTTCCCTAATTTAGCTAGTTTATATGTTTTATGGTATAATGGGTCGTAACCATTTGGTGTTGAAATGAGGATACAACGTCCACCTGTAGAAAGTGATGGTTGTGCCGCTTCATAAAATTCTTCTCCCCTACTACCTTCAATAAAGGCTGCCTCATCCACGATAATGATTGAAGGTGTGTACCCCCTCAAAGCGTCTTTTGATGATGCCACGGCTTTCACCTCACTACCATTGTGCATTCTATAATGGGAATCTGAATTCTTATCAGGTGAGAACCAATCTTTAGCGTTTGGGGGTCTATAGATATCCATCCAATCTGGTAATTGTCTAGTAAAATCTCTAATCTTCTTAAGGAATTCTTTTGCTGTTTCTTGTTTATTGGCAGCAATTAGAATCTTATGTTTAGATTTTGGACTAGCTAAAGCTGTCAAAATAGCTGCGTAAGCTGCGGTTGTTGTGGATATCCCAGCCTGACGAGGTTTCATCACAATATTGTGTCTGTGGTCAAGATAACCATGTACTAATTCTTTTTGTTTTGGGAACAAGATAAACGGTACCTCACCACCTTGTGTCCTATCTTCTGTATGTAAATAACTTTCTATAGCGTATATAGTATCTTTATGACACCTAGCTATCTCTAAAAGTTTTTGCCCTTTCGTTAAACTCATACCTATAAATATCACTAGGCAAAGTAAAACCCACTCTGTAGCGACACTGAGTGGGTTTAATAGTCCGTAGACTATAACGGTCCTAATCCGTATATCTTAATGTAGGTATGGTCCTATTTTTCTAGCCAAATCGAAGTCACCATTATCTAATGCGTCATCCATAGCGATTTGTAAATCCCTTACGGACATTGTACTATAATCAATCTCACCACTTGGTTCTTCTTGTGGGTTTACATCGTTGCCACTTGGTTCTTCTTGTGGGAACTCTGGTCGACTAGGGAAACCATCTTCATCTTCCCCACTTGGTTCGGGTTTTTCATCGTAGGTACCCATAGCGTCATCATACTCTTCTTGACGTAATTCGTCCGAAGTTTCATCAGCAAATCTTTGAACGAGTTCAACCATATTTCTATCACCTTTCATCAAACCTTTCATAATATCAACAAATTCGTCAGCCGGTCTTGTAACTAGTTTATGGTAAAATCTTGATTTATGTCGACCATCATCAATATCAATAAATCTACTAACCTTTTCCCAAATACCAGTACCTAACCTGATATCATCAGGTTCAGCATCTAATGTATCGGTCTTATCCTCAACATAATTTCTTATCGCTTTATTCTCATGTGTACCGTGTAGTGATTGTAATTCATAAACACCTTTGGTAAGTTCGTGTAATAAGAATGAAAATGTCATGCCTTGTGCAATAATTTTAGGTTTACCACTTTCTTGTATTACAACCCTAACATTACCAGCGTGAACACCACCACTTGATTGTCCCTTAATAGTGTCTTTATCCATGGCCCAATATAAAAAATCATTTGCTGCCATAACTTTAGAATAGTCTTCTGTCGCATTTGGATTGATTTCACGTAATTTCTCACCAGCCATATGGAAAAGGTTTTGACCTTTTCTTGACGCCCCATGGGTCATACCATTAATAAGTCTCCTTTTAGTTACCTCATTTTTTAATTCTTCTTCTGTATATCCTTCAGGTGGTGGGGTGTTACCTCTCTCCATTTGGACATTACCTTTGGTTATTGGTCTTCCACCCAACTCTGGGTGACCAGTAATTTCAGCATCAATATCAACCGAGTCTTCATTTAACTCAGGGTACTCTTCTCTGATAAGGTTTACCGCCTCTTCAGCTAGTTCTTGTTTCTTGTTTTGTTCGAAATTAAAAATATTAGTTATAGACCTACCCATTTCTTGAGTAGCTCTTTCTAAGTTAGCCTCACCACCAAATTTTTGTTCAGCAGCGGCTTTAATATCATTAAATAATTCCCTACTCATGTTATTAACAGAATCAGAATCTAAATGTTTAGAATACTCATTCTCACCTGAACTATATTCGTCTTGGTATTTATTATCTTCATTAATAATCTGTCTCCTCATTTCTTGAATAAGTTGAGATTTGGACATGATTGGGTTTTGATTGTTAATAACAACATTTCTAATATCCTCTTCAGATAAAGTAATTGAACTATCGGTACCTACGGTAAGTTTTTCTGAATCAACACCCTTATCAAACATTTGTTGTAAAGCCTGAACATCTTGACTGCTGTTTAAATCAAATTTCATAACGTTAGATTTTTCTACTTCAGCTAATTCCACTTCTTCAATAGTGGCGGTACCATCACCCACAACAATTTTGTCAGTATCAGTTTTATCTAATTCATCATTAAACTTACTACTATCATTGGTGTCCGTTAGGTCATAAGATGTAACAGTAACTTTTTCTTCTTCCTCAATGTTCTCAGATATCACATCCCAATATAACTCAGTAAGTTGTCCCTCATTGAGATTTTTAATATTTTTTCCTTGTGATGTTAAGTAGTTTTTAACTTTATTCTTTACACCTTGTTCTAATTTGGCCATATTATTATATTTTAGTTTTATTTTCAGTATATTTAAGTTCAATTCCCATTGTTAGTAATTTAGCTTCCACTTCTGCTTTATGGTCACCAAATTTAAACACCAACCTTTCAATTTCCTCAACAATGTCTTCATCTTCTTCCCACTTTTCCCACCCTAAAGCAATAATACCCTCAACAGCGTTATAAACTTGAAAAACACCTGATTCTTGAACCAAGTGTAAGTCTAACTCTTTTGTTTGTAAAAACCCAACGGATTTTATGTAGGATGTTGGTGGTGTCATAACAGACATATCAGTAATAACACTAGACTCATACCAATCTTCTTCCCAATCGTGGTCAGTCCTATCTGAAAAAAGGAACTCAAACATGTGTTCCCCTTTAAAGTTAGTTCCTATTTTGTTTATATAAATTAATTTTAAATCCATTAACTAAACTCAACATCATCATCATAATCCCCATATTTACCCGCTTTAGGTCTAGTTTCTTCACCTGGTTTAATACGACCTGGTGGTGTAAAAGGGTTTTTATTTGGTCTAGCTGGTTTATCAGTGTCAGGTGGGGCTGTTGTTGGTGCCTCATTTGGTTCCTGTGATGGACTTGGTTGTGCCGCCATATAGTCTACTTCAGCTTTAGGTCTAGTTTCTTCACCTGGTTTAATACGACCTGGTGGTGTAAAAGGGTTTTTATTTGGTCTAGACGGTGTTGGTGTGTCCGTATCTGGTTTAGTCGTTGGTTCTGTTGGTGCTTCTTGTGGGTTATTCATACCATAAAGGTCGTCAGAATTTCCCGAATTGTCAAATAAACTATCTATTTCCTCTTCAGTATATTCATCACCCATGTAAGAAACTTCTTCATTAGTCTCCCAACCAATGGTACCACCATCCTCACCAGCATCGTTCCAATTACTCATACCTTCTTCCATTTCTTTTGTCATTGAGAACATTTTACCAATTGGTTTGTCCATTTTTGACACAGTCACTAAACTTTCACCACAACCTTCATCCTCACACGGTACCATGTCATCATCAGTCATATAAGAAATTTCGTCAGATTGTAATGCTACATCTTCTATGTCATCACCCATGTAATCAATGTTACCACTAGCAACTTCAGGGTCTATGTTTAGATAACCTTTATCTCTAATACCCATGTCGATGTCTCTCATTTCAAGTTCTTCTGAGTCATCAATATCTTCTTGGGAAAGGTTTTCCCACCCTAAATAACCACCTGGACCTTCATCCTCGTCACTATCATCTAAAAGAATTTCTTCACCATATTCTAAATCACGTTCACCAGCTCTATCATCATCAAATTTTCTACCATCCGCGTACTCAACGTCACTATATTCCATATCGTCATCCATGAAATCAATTTCTTGTTCAGTCTCTTTTTCTTCACCACCACTTTCTAACGCGTTGATGATGTCTTCTTTATCAGCATCATCCATAGTGTTTAGGTTAAGTGCTGAAACAACACTTTTAGCTACCCATTTCTGCATATCAGAAGAAATATCTTCTGTATCACGTAATTGTTGACCTAATTTACCTGTGGTTCTTTGAATGTCTTTTATACTATCCCCACCTTCACTCTCAGCTGAGTCAAATTCCATGTCAGATTCACCTTCATCTTCACCACCAAAGTCGAAATCATCACCACCTTCAGTATCTTCACCTTCTTCACCACCAAAGTCAAAGTCATCTCCACCTTCAGTATCTTCACTTTCACCTTCTTCACCACCAAAGTCAAAGTCATCTCCACCTTCTTCACCACCAAAGTCGAAATCATCACCACCTTCAGTATCTTTAGTATCACCACTTTCATCTTCACCACCAAAGTCAAAATCATCACCACCAACCTCACCACCAGTATCGGTTTCAGGTTCTTTTTTCTTTTTTGGTTTAGGTTGTTTTAATATAAACCGTTTTTCTTCTAACGGTTCAATATCTTCAGACATAGTACCATCAACATACTCACCTTTTTCATTAAGAGTATGACTAAAGTTAACCATATCAGTTGATTCGTTAATACCATTAACTCTATTGTGGTCATTGAACATTAAGTTTAATCTAGTAACAGCGTCATCATAACCTCTAAATGAATTTTTAGTTCGGTTTTGGAGTCCCCCTAAATAATTAAAATCACTCTCTAATAGTGTGTGTTTAGTTTTAGTCGATTTAATATAGTATGTTCTATTTTCTCTAACAATAGCGTAAGTACTTCCATCAGAACTTGATTTAATAAATTCGATAGCCGAAGACTTAACACCTTCATTGATTGGTTTTTTAATGTCAGCCAACCTCAACATCTTCTCTAATTGTTTTTTATTACTCATATCTTAAATTTTATTTACCTAAAAAAGGATAATTACCATCTACATCTTTAAATGATTCAGGTTTCTTTTTACCTATTAAGTATAGTGTACCTGAATTACCTGTAGCTGAATTAACCCCTATTGGTAATGTGATGTCACTAACTGTTGTTATTGATTCACCGTTTAATGTAACCGCCTGACCACCAGGTATATAAACTGATGAATATTGGTAAACTGTGAAGTCTGCGTTCGCTAATAAATGAATTGTCATAATTATTGTTTTTATTATAAATATCTCCTATTCTCAAGAGTTATTGATTTATCGTACGCTAATGTCTTAATGTCTGATAATCTTTCTAATGTACCGTTTCTTCTGAGTGCTTTAAAAGCCATATTCTCTACTGAGAATTCGCCCACAGAATCAAGTCCACATTGTCTCATTTTTTTAATTTTGTCTTGTATTTTTTCAGCACTAACGACTATGGCATCATAGTCTCTATCGTCATGTATATCTTCATAAAGTTCTTCCACTTTATCCATGATATTGTTAGCTTTTCGTTTAACGTTCTTACCATCAACTTTAACGTCCTGTGGTGATGGTTTTAGTATCCACTCATCATTCAATACAGAATACACACCTGTTGACGTATGTTCCTCTTCGATATCCTGTACGTAGATTTCAACATCAAAACCATAGATTTTAATATCGTGTGCTTCGTTCCACGCACCACTCTTCGACTTTAAGAAGTCTAAAACTAGGTCTTCGT